CGATGACGTCGAAGGAATATAAAACCATCGCTGCTTTCACCTTAGTTACTGGTGGAGTAGTGTACGCGTCATTGAAGAAGACTGGAGTCAGAGCAAGCCTCTCAGCCTTGTGTGAAAACCTCGCCAGTGAACCGGATATTTCGCCGGACCTGGCTCGAGATGCTTTCACCCTTACTAGTGTTGACCAAGCACCTCCCACGCTTGGCCACACACATCCTTCCGCTGCCGCCTGCAGAACATCCGCAACCAACTTTGCTAGATCAATGTCGTCCTACATTGGATGTGGTCTCTACATTGTTGGGATGTCCCGCAGCGACCAACGCAAATCTTTGCGCGGGTCGAGGCAGTGGTTTTGGGCCAAAGACACGAATACGGAGAATAGAGCTGATAGCCCGGAGCAAGATGACATTGAGTACATCTGCGACGTGGACTACTACCTTGACATGCCTAAGTTACTGGCTGAACGTAGTAAACCTACTCTTCTGTATACCGTGGTGCCTGAGAAGGCATCTTCTGAAGTGGATGACACATCGATTTATTTTCAAGCCGATGCTAGTCTGCGGACAGTCGTTGCTGGAGGCGGCTCATATGAGCACTTCCTGTGGGATTACGCTGGAGACAGCGTTATTGTGGAAAAGACTAACTGGGGTATTACCTGGAAAGTCGTTACCTATGCCATTGAACGCAAGCAAGTAGCGTGCAACAGGCAGCTTGTGCTGCTTACCCCTATAAAACAATTTAGGGGAGTTGCTGCTATGCTAGCGTCCATTTTGCTTCTCGGCAAAAGACTCACCCGCTTTAAGCCAATAGTCTACGGGAAGTCTGGACGGCCATGGGTTCGGTTCGCAGTGCATAAGAGAGAAGGGACGTTCGTTACGACGGGCAAACCCGGATCGTTGCTGTCAGCCACCATCCACGAGTCGTTAGACTCAACCCTACAGGAAGTGTCCTCGCTTGGAAGTACACCTATCCAGCTTCCCACTGTGGTTAGCTGGGTTGGTAAAGAGAAGGACGGGGACCGCGCATCGGCTGCATTGTTAACAGCCTTTCTGCGCGATTCTCTTCCTACTCCGTTACCTTACGTGTTTCCCGTAGAACAAGGAGTTCGCGCTTATCAGTACGAACCCCATACCTACGATCAAGAAGCACGCCCCAAGCTCGAAGGCTATATGAGCCCTTTGGTACACGGCGCGTTTGCCCCCGTAAATGCAGCGTCTAGCGAGAGACGTTGTGTTGAAGGGAGAATCAACGCGTTGCGTAAGCCTGAACCCGGGCCAAACGCATTCCGTGACCAATGCATGTACGAATTTGCGAGATTCGTCGTGAAGGATGTGGTCCTTGAACCTGTCTCTTTTCAGGCTGTTGAAGAAAAGCAGACACGCCCTACCCAGAGATTATCAATCGCTCG